CGAAGGCCTATGATCTCATCTTCAATGGTGAGTTCATTCTGCCCGAGCGTTCTACGCTGGCTCAGCGTAACGACCTGCTCGCATACGTCAAGAATTACTTGGCGAATGCTGCCGTCGTTCCGCCGGCCATCCAGAACTTCGAGTCGGTTTACTAAAACCCCTCGTTTCATCGGAGTATACCACTATGTCATCTTCTAAGAGACGTAGTTCGGATCTTCTGTTAGAAGCCCGAGCTTTTCGCGCACATCAATGGTTGACTGTTGATGCTATCTTCAACTTCTTTTTGGCTATTGATACTCCGAAGTCTTTAGCTGCTTGGCTGTTATATAAACATAACGAGCATGATCAGCTTACGACTATCGATCTCAATCCGGATCACTATGGGGAAAACCCATTTATGTTCCGGCTCGACTTGGCGGCTGTCTCCTTTCTTTCGAAAGCGCGGTTTTTGAAAACCACGTTCAAGAAAGAGGAAGTGGCATTCACCAAATTCTTCAAGTATGAAGAGCTATGTCGAGAGACTAATTATCGCTTCAGGAACCCCTTGTTGGATCCACTAAACCATGGACCCAACGTTTGGCTGCTCAACGCAGTCAAGCGTAAAATCTCGCAGGTTCTTGGCGACTTTAGTCCCGAAGAGTTTTTGACGAAGCAAATTGGGGCCCCGGCGTCTCAACCCTTGTTAAAGGGGAAAGAGTGTCGGCCATCAATAAGTTCCACGAAGAACGTGGAATCACGCGCGATTTGTACTCCCTTGTAAACGACTGGTTTCCAGTCGCTTACCCTTCTTGGCACAATAGCCTAACCCATTTATATGGAGAGAACTATTTTGTTCAAGAAGTTGGGAACGCTATCGTCACCGTCCCGAAGAATTCGAAGACAGATCGGGTAATTGCTGTCGAACCAGGAATAAACCTCTGGTTTCAGAAAGCAATTGGCTCGATGATTCGTCGTCGTCTTCGTCGGGTTGGTATCGACTTGAATTCACAGCAGAAGAACCAGCAGTTGGCTCGCAAGGGGTCCTTAGACTCCTCGCTTGCTACCGTTGATTTTTCCTCTGCCTCGGATTCCATTGCGTTGGAAGTTGTACGGGAAGTTTTACCTCCCCGGTGGTTTCAACTTCTGGACGCATGTCGGTCCAAGTTCGGAACGCTCGAATCGGGCCCAATAAAGTGGGAGAAGTTCTCCAGTATGGGGAACGGCTTCACCTTTCAGTTAGAGTCGTTGATATTCTACGCAGTAGCTTCTTGCTGCGCGGAGTATCTACACGTCGGTTCTACTGACGTGAGCGCGTACGGCGATGATGTAGTGTTGCCGACCGCCTGCTTCGAGTTGTTCTCGGAGATG